GTGGTACGTGGTCGCCTCCACCGAGGTCACCCGCACCCGGGACAACACGTTCACCGTCAACGGCGGCTACATCACCGTCGACCCGTCCAAGTCGCTGACGATCCGGCTGTGGCGCGAGCACCCGCGCAAGCCGTGGAAGGCCAACTCCCCCACCCGCGCCTGTATCCCCGTCCTGCGCGAGCTCGACAAGCTCACCCAGCACGTGGCCGCGCAGATCGACTCGCGGCTGATCTCTGCCGGCATCCTGTGGGTGCCGTCGGAGATGAGCTTCCCGTCCTCCCCCATCACGAAGACCGACGACACCGGCGCCATCACGTCGCAGACGCAGCAGACCGTCTCCTCCGCGCAGGCCTTGTCCGACATGCTCCGCGAGGTCGCCGAGATCGCGATCGCCGACCGGTCCGACGCGGCCGCGCTCGTGCCGATCATCGTGCAGGTCGCCGGCGAGTTCCTGCAGAACATCAACAAGACCGAGTTCTGGTCCGGCCTGGACGAGCACTCCATCGAGCTGCGCAACGAGGCGATCCGCCGGCTCTCCCTCGGCATGGACATGCCGCCGGAGATCGTCACCGGCGTCCGGGACACGAACCACTGGGCGGCGTGGCAGGTCGACGAGTCCGCGATCAAGGCGCACTCCGAACCGCTGCTGTCCGCGATCACCTACGCGCTGACCACCGGGTACCTGCGCCTGGTGCTCGAGGCGGACATGTCCCCCGAGGAAGCCGCGCACTTCTCCATCGGCGCCGACACCTCCGCGATGCGCGTGCGCCCGAACCGGTCCAAGGAAGCCGTCGAGCTGTACGACCGCGGCGAGCTGTCCGGTGAGGCGATGCGTCGGGAGAACGGCTTCGACGAGGAAGACGCCATGGACGACACCGAGCGGGTCACCTGGCTGACCAAGAAGCTCGCCAGTGGCCAGACCACCCCGGAGCTCGTGGCCGAGGGGCTGAAGATGCTCGGCGTCGCCCTCCCGGACGCGATGATCGCCGACGCCGTCAACCAGCACGAGGCCCGCCCCGACCGGTCCATCAAACAGCATCCCGTCCGCGACATCCCCGACACGCAGGACGACGCAGCCAACCCCGACGGCGGAACAGGGGTCTCCGCCGCCGGGGTTCTCATGGCTGCCGAGATGATGGTGTTCCGCGCGCTCGAGCGCGCCGGCAACCGGCTGAAGGGCCGCGGCGTCGTCGGCAAGCCGACCACCACGCTCGCCACGGTGACCACCGCCCGCACCCTGTACCTGCAGATGCCGCGGCTGACCGAAGCCGAGATCGACGACCTGCTCATCGACGCCTGGTCCTGCACCGAATGGGAGGACTGGGGCCTCGACGCGCACGCCCTCTCGCTGTGTCTGGACGGCTACACCCGCACCCTGCTGGCCACCCGCAAGCCGCACGAGCGGGCCCTGCTGCGCCAGCACCTCGAGCTCGCCCTCGCCCTCGAGCCCATGCAGGCCGCGTGATGGACGCCGAGAGCTTCTACGCGCAGCGCTCCACCCAGATGGAGTCCGCCGACGAGCACCTGCTGCCCTACGTCGAGGACGCCCTGGACGCGTACGCGCGCGGCGAGGCCGACTGGTACCGGGACCTGGTCACCGCGGCCGCCGGCGTGTGGATGGACACCTTCGCCGCCGAGGCGCCCGACCAGAAGAAGGGTCTCGCGCTGGCCCGCTTCCGCAAGGACCTCAGCGAATCGCTCGCCCTGACGAACGAGCCGTCCGACCCGCCCACCCCGGGCGAGGTGAACCGGGTCCTGTACTGGCTGACCGCGTACACGATCAACAACGCCACCCACGCCGCCCTGCTCTCCCGCGGGGTGCGCTTCCAGCGCTGGGTCACCCGCCGCGACGGCGAGGTCCGCGACATCCACAAGCCGCTGGACGGGCAGATCCGTCCGGTCGGCGGAACGTTCGCCGTCGCCGGCGTGCCGGTGCACTACCCGGGCGAGCCGGTCGGCCCGCCCGAGGTCTGGATCAACTGCCGCTGCATGCTGCAGCCGGCCGCTCGGAAGGGGGACACCATGTCCACCACCACGTTCACCGTCCCGGCCGGAGTCGTCGACGAGCTCGAGCTCGACAACCCGGACATCATCACCAGCGACGACATCTACATGGTGCAGCGGGACTGGGAGGGCGGCACCGACTACTACGGCCCGTTCTCCAAGGTCGACGCCGAGCAGTTCTCCGCCGGCGACGGCGAGTACGGCGTCATCCCGCTGCTCTCCGGTTTCGCCGCGGCCACCCCGCCGACCCCCGACGACATGCCCGGCGACGTCGACACGGAGCCGGACCCCGCCGACCCGAACGAGGACGACGAGGATCCCGACGAAGAGAAGATCACCGAGCTGCCGGTGCACGGGGTGATCGCCCCGGAGGGGGTCACCACCGGCGACAACCGGCAATTCGCGTTCGGCGCGCTGTCCACCCGCGAGCTGCCCATCCCACTGCGAGCGGAGATCCTCTCCACGCACGGCGGCACGACCAGTGACGTGGTCACGATCGGCCGGGTGGACAGTGCCTGGCGCGACGAGGCCACGAACAGCTGGCGGTACACCGGCGCGGTCGTCCTGGACAAGCCGTACGCGCAGGACACCATCGCCGGCATCATCGACGGCACGATCCGCGGGGTGAGCCTGGACGGCGACGCTGCGGTGGAGGACACCTCCGCGCGCGACGAGCTCATGGCGCAGATCGAGGGCCAGGAGGGCGGGCCCACGCCGGAGCAGCTGGTCGAGCTCATGAACCTGCCGCAGGTGTTCAGCGCGATGCGGGTCGCCGGGCTCACGATCGTGCCGATCCCCGCGTTCGAGGAGGCGTACATCGCGCTCGGCCACGAGTTCATGGAGGACCTCTCCGCCGAGGAGCAGGCCGCCCTCGCCGCATGCGGCTGCGCGACCGCCGGCGAGGCGGGGCTGGCCGGCTTCACCGAGGACGACTTCAAGGACTACCCGGCGGAGGACCGCAAGCGGATGGCGAAGGCGGGCACAGCGCTGCCCGACGGCAGCTTCCCGATCGCCAACGTCGACGACCTGAAGAACGCCATCCAGTCCATCGGCCGGGCCTCCGACCCGGCCAAGGCGAAGGCGCACATCAAGAAGCGCGCGGCCGCGCTCGGTCACTCCGAGCTCGTCCCCGACGACTGGGCCGTGGCAACCACGGCCTTCGCACCCGGCACCCATGACGGTCCCGGGTGGATCACCGATCCCATCCCCACCGCCCGTATCCGCCGGTACTGGGTGCACGGGAAGGGGGCCGCGAAGATCGGCTGGGGCGTCCCCGGCGACTTCAACCGGTGCCGGTCCCAGCTGGCCAAGTACGTGCAGAACCCGGACTGGCTGGCGGGCCTGTGCGCGAACATGCACAAAGAGGCACTTGGCTTCTGGCCCGCACAGCACCGGCCGGGCCACCGTGGGCACGCTGCAGACGGCCTCACCGCTGGCGTGCTCACGGCATCGGGCGCCCTGACCTATCCGTCTGAATGGTTCCAGAACCCGGGGCTGGACCACGCGGCGCCGATGCGCATCGACGGGCAGCGGATCTACGGGTACCTCGCCCAGTTCGGCGTGTGCCACATCGGCATCACCGGGATCTGCCGGGACGTGCCGCGCAGCCGCAGCAACTACAGCTACTTCCTGAAGGGCGTGGTGGACACCGAGGCCGGCGAGCAGCGGGTGGGCACGCTCACCTACGGCATCGGGCACGCGTCCCCGCAGCTGCGCGCGGCCGCGGCCACCGCGCACTACGACCAGACCGAGGCGGTGCGCGCGTTCGTGAACATCGGCGAGGACGCGCACGGGATCTGGTTCGCCGGCGTGCTCGCGCCGTGGACGACCGACGAGGACGTCGCCGCGATGCGCGCCATCGGCGCCCTCTCCGGCGACTGGCGCAACTGGTCCGGGCTGCCGGACGACTTCGAGCTCGTCGGCGCGGTGGCAGTGAACACGCCCGGCTTCCAGCTGGCGGCATCGGGCGCGATCGGGCTCGGGTACATCCCGAGCGAGGAGTCGGTCGCCCCGGTGCTGGCCTCGGCGACCCTGAAGTCTGCCATGGACCCGGAGATGGTCGGGGCGATCGCGCGGACCGCGGTCGCCGAGTACCGGCACCAGGAGAAGGTCGAGGCCTCGATCGCCCCGCACCGTGACAGGATCCGCACCGCCCGCATCCACGCGGCACGTGCCCGGCTCGAGAAGGTGGAATGAAATGGGATGCAATTGTCAGAAGCCGGCCGGCCAGTCCGGGCCCAGCTCGTACCAGGTCCGCAAGCCTGACGGCGCGACCGTTTCCTACCGGTCGCAGGTGGAAGCGCAGGCTGCCGCCAAGCGCACCGGCGGGGTCTGCGTGAACTGCTGAAGCCAAATTCTTTCGAAGGGCCGCTTGCGCTTTTGGCGCGGGCGGCCCTACTCTGTGGCACAGAAGCTGTGCACACCTCCTGCCGTAGGCGGGGTGATTCCGGGGTCCTCTGAGTGACCCCTCCCAGATCACACCCGTTCCAGGAGGAAGACATGCGCTTCGAAATGCCGGAGAGCCTCGACGGCCTCTCGCTCGACGAGCTCAACCAGCTGCACAAGGCCGCGTGGGAGGAGTACACAGCCCTCGCAACCAA